CAGCTCGACATGATTAGGAATCGCAACAAAGACGCGTCAAAGTTGGCTGACCACGTTCAGGTTGGTACATTGAAAACGCAAGCCAACTACTGGCGGCGTCGGTGCCGGAAGCTGGAGAAGCAGATCAAGAGCTTGGGAGCGGAGCCATGTTAGAGTCGAATTGTATGTGGTTATGCTTGGTCCTCCAGGTGGGGATGCTGGCTTCGCTGTTGGCGTGGGTGGCCTCGCTGCGGATGGACGTGCTGTTTTTGCGGAACCGGATGTTGCGGCAGGACGACCGGATCGACGCTCTACGGAAGGAGATGGTGGAGGCGTTCCAGGCGATTGCCGTGTTGGGCGAGAAGGCGAAGGGCGCGGAGGAATCTTGATGTCCGCTTCTTCGCCTGTTTTGACCGAGGAGGTCAAATTTGAACTCTGGCTGGACGTGGTGCAGCGGGAGGCGGAAGCTCGTCAGTTGCAGGTGGTGGAAGTGGCGCGAATGGACAAGGTGCTATTGCTGCGTTTGGCGCAGGGGGCGGCGGTGTTTTTGCCGGTGCTGGCAAAGACTGCGGTGGTGGTGGACACGTTCATCGACGTGAAGGCCAGTTTGAATGTCCGGGATCAAGGGGGGCGGTAGCGATGGGGAAGGCGTTGGCTAAGGAGTGCCGCGGGTCGTTTGTCTCGAACACGGCCTGCGGGGAATGTGCCCGGTGCGTGCGGGAGTTGCTGGAGTTGACGGCCAATCTGGCCGACACCAGCGAGTGCGAGTACGACTACCAGGACCGCTGCCGGACGCATCAGATGGCGGAGCGTCCTTGCCCGCACGAGACGGCGGCGAAGATTCTGCTGGAGTGGCAGGGGGAACTGGAGTAGCGGAGGCTCGATCCATGCTGGCCGTCCTGTTGCTCTGCGTCATCCCCCTGGACGAACCGGCCACGTTTGAATGCGAGTGGATCGAACTGAACCACGTCTACGATGGCTGCGGGAACCACACCCTCAGTCAGTGGATTTTCTGGGACTGGACCGGGTATCGGAAGCAGGTCGCGGACTGGTGCCATGCTGGCTCGACCAAGAGCTTTCGGCGGGGGAATAGCTTGCTCTTGTTCTCGCACTACAAGTCGCGGTTCATCCGGGTGCGGTGCCGGGAGATCACGGAAACCTGGACGCAGCACGACCCGGAGATCGAGGACCGGGAGTTCTTCCCGGAGGTCATGCGGCGGGGGATACGTTGACTTGGTGGCATCCGGTCGGTAAGTTTCCCTTCAACTACTGGCTCTTAGCGCTGCGGTTGTACCCAGGCGCTAGACCGAGTGGTGTAGAGCCACAACACCCAGGCGATTCCCCAGGAGTCGGTTGGGTGGGGTGGTTTAGAGTTCTCCAATCCAAGAAAGGCAGGTGATCCGTGCGTCTGGTTCCAATGGGCTTGCTGGCGTTTTTTGTGGCCCTGGCGGTAGCCGTCAGTGTCCAACCCGAAGAAGCGTCGGCTGGTCCGGTGTTGCGGGTGGCGACGTGGCCGGTGCGAGCGTTGATCCCCGGCAAGCGTTGTCACGGCAAAGAGCGGAAGGCGAAGGGCTGCCACGGGCATGTGGAACATAGCTCGGGCTGTCACGGGACCGCCGCTGTCGCCCGCTGCGGCGGGTAGCGTGTACTCTGCCCACCCTGGCGCATGAATCGCCGGTGCCTTGAGAGGACGCCGGCGGCAGTAATGAATGGGTCGGTGAGCCGAGAGCCGGGGGTCAGTCACTACCCGATCCAGGCCAACCCTGCAAAGGGCCATGCGAGTCACTCATGCTCAGCCCCGCCGCTGTGCCCAACCTCACGGCGGCGGGGCCTCCTTTTTCTGGCGTGTACATGGGCATCTCCGCCGACTCCGCTTTTCTCAAGCTGTCGTCCATCAAGTCCAAGCTGCTGGTCGAGGCGTTCGAGGCAGTCGAGTCCTCGCAGCGTGCGCTTTGTGAAGGGCGACTAGCCGGCTTCGACGGGCAGAGCGCCTTGCACAATCCGTATGCCCGCGGAGAATTGCGGGAGAAGTGGTTTGCCGGTCACACCGAAGGCAAGCGCATGGCGATGGGGAGGGAGTAGCGTGTCACGGAATTTAACGTCGAGTAGAGTTAGCAAAAACCTGTTCCTCGTGCGACTTCTTATCAAGGACGAGGAGGATACCTTTTATTGGCGAGAAATCACGTTGCCATTTGTGCCGTTCGCCGGCTTGGTGGTGCGATTGAAAACGATTGAAGGTGGTGCCATGTGGTGGGACGAGCCGATTATCCGAATAGTGGAGTGGCTGGCTCCACTCAGCAAGTTCGTGTGCCTCACCACGATTGGCCAATACAGCAAACAAGAAGGCGATGTTGTTGGTCCCGTCATGGTTAAACTGCTTCTCGAAGCTGGCTGGCAGGAGAGCACTGAAGAAGAATAAGCCTATCCGACTGGCAGCTAAACCACCCACGCCTCCTCCGCCTCCAGCCGCCGCTTTTCTTCTTCCCACTCCGCTTGCCGGCGGGCATAGCACGGGTAGTCCGGGATCGAGTCTTCGTTCGCCGCCCCCGGTCCCTCGTCGAAGTCGGCCTGCTTCTTGACGCCGTGGTAGGCGCAGCCGGCGGCAATCGCCATGTCGCCGTGCGCCACGCCTCGGTCGCCGTCTTCGCCGCGCTCGCGGGAACCGGAGTGGATGATGCGGCCGTCGGTGTGCCATTCGTACTGGCCCAGTTCGCGGAAGATAGCTTCGTCGGTGATGACGACCTTGCCGGACTCGATCCCGTCCACCAGCGATTCCAGGATGGCGGTGCCCCGGTCCTGGTTGGGCAGGCCCAGCTTCTCTGTCTCCTTGTCGAACGCCAGGAACTCCACCTTGCGGCGATAGATGTTCCAGTAGCCGGCCTCCACGGCGGCCTCGATGAAACTCTTGCCGGGTCCGTTGGACTCGGGGACGATCAGCGCGTCGTGGAACCAAGTGGCGACCGCGGCGGCGAAGCGCCCGAACTCGACGGGCTTGATCCGCTTGCTGATGAAGCGCCCCACCTGCCGGCGATTGGTTTCGTCGATCACGATCAGGGAGCTATTCGAGGAGTGCTCGCCCCCGGTGCCGGCGGAGATGTCCGCGCCGATCACATAGCGTCCCGCCGGCGGCCTGTTGTCAATCAGTTCGACCCACAACTTGAACGGCGCGGCTTCTTGCGCAATCCCCTGCCACGTCGCCGACAGGTCGTCGGCATCGACCAGCAGCATGCCCCACTGCACGGGCGGTTCGGCGTGCTTGGTGATCCAGCGCGAGATGTTCTCGGCGGCGATGAAGGACATGCCTGAGCCGACGAAGTTGATGTCCAACTCTTGCGCAATTTTGCGGTAGTTGTGATCTTCGCGTTGGCACTGCAAGTCGTACCAGGGACTCCGCGGCTTGCGCCCGGAGAAGGTCAGCAGGTCGAAGTCATATTCCTTCTTCCAGTCCCAGCCTGCCTCGAACTGCTGCGGCTTGTTGTCGGAGTCGAGGTAGTACATTCCCTTCCGCTTGTCGGGATGGTCCGACCAGTGCATGAAGATTTTCTTGGTGTCCGGGTTGCGGCACTTCTTGTAGAACGGTTCGCCAATTCCGAAGCGGCCGTTGGGGGTGCTGTTGAAGATACGGCAGTCGGTCACGTCGCGGGTGCTGGTGAAGATCGAGTCCGCGCCGGCCATCTTGGACACTTCGTCCAGGAAGATCGCCGTGCGCCGACCGCCGGTCCCCAGGTTCTCGACCGTGGCTTCCCCGGAGATCAGCGACCCGTTGTCGTAGTTGCGGATCGTCATGCTGCTGACGAAGTGCTCCCACTTGGGTTGCAGCCAGAGCGGAAGCTGCTGGATGTACCAGTCTATCTTGGTCAGCAGGGCGTCCATGTCTCCTGGTTTGTCCACCAGTTCGCCTTTGCGCGAGGCGACCAGAAACGATTGGTTGGGCATGTGCCGCCAGCGGTGTTCCATGCACAACAGGCCGATCCAGGACGCGCCCATATCGCGGGACTTGGGCACCGCCACGTCGCTGCCGTCCGCGATGCAGCGTTGCATTTCCAGGAGCGCGCCGTCCTGATAGGACTCGTACGTGACGAAGGGCCGAATCGGCGCGTCGGGGTAGGTCTTGGGGTTGTACGTCCAGCCGAAGGTGTTGATCTCGAACAAAATATCGCGGCTGCAAATCGTCTTGATTTCCCGCGCCAAAGCCGGGTCGGAATAGCCCAGTTCGAGCATCTTCTTGCGGTACGCCAGGTTCTCGCTTGCGCCCTTGGGGACGATGTTTTTGTAGTACCAGTCGGTCGGCCCGAGCGGCAGTTCCTGGCGTTGATTGGCGGCGATTAAAGCCTCGATGTTCATGCCCGACCCCGAGAGAAGCGAGTTGACAATGCGCGAAACCTGCGTCTAGGATTCTGTGCATCTGCACCACAATTCGGCAATAAGAGTCAGTCGCGTTTCTTTGCTGCGCGGCTGCAATGGACCTAGCGAGCGAACAGGATCGCCTTCGTTTTTGGAAGGCGTACGACACATCCTGGAACATGCTCAAGCCTTTCCGGGAAGACCGGATCGAGGCGATTGAAAGGTACGTCGGCAGCGAATACGGGTCGCGCAAGCGAGACTCGAAGCGCCGCCGCACGATGGTCAATGGTCTGCTGACCATGATCTCCACGTACTCGATGCGGCTGGCGGCCAATCGGCCCCAAGTCAGCATCAGCACCGAGTACGAAGAACTGCGGCCCTTTGCTCGCCGCTATCAGGCCGCCGTCAATCACCACTTCAAGGAGATGCGGCTGGAATCCACGCTGCAAGACATCGTGCGAGACGCGATGTTTGGCATCGGGATCGCCAAGGTCTTCTTCGCCCCCGGCAATCCGGTCGCGGTGCCCAATCCCGAGATGCCGCCCGAGCCTTCGGTCTACGACGGGCCGGAAGCCTGGGCCATGTACGCCCACGCCCAGCAGTCGATTCCGCCGGACATCTACATCGACGCCGGCATGCCGTACGTGGAGCGGGTGTCGCTGGACGACTTCTGCTTCGACATGGCGGCCAAGGAGTGGCGCAAGGTCCGCTGGATGTCGCACACGTACCGCATCCCCCTGGCCGACCTCAAGAGCGACGACCGGATCGACGAACGGCTGCGGGAGATGATCTACCCCGACTCGAAATGGGGCAACCGGGCGCAGCACGACGGCGGGCAGACGGCGAACTCGGCCGTCAACCTGGGCGACCCGGACGACATCGAGGACATGGTTACGTGCATGGACGTTTACTTCCCCAGGGAGCAAACGTGGAATGTCGTACTTGCGAAAAGATCAGACATGCCGCCGCTGTTCTCGGAACAATGGCGCGGCCCCGAAACCGGCCCCTTCCTGCCCCTCACCTTCCACCGCGTCCCCGACTCGATCATGCCGATCAGCATGGCGTCCAGCGTCATCCCGCTGCACGATGCGTCGAACCAGTTGATGCGGAAGGTCGTGAATCAGGCCGTCAATCAGAAAACCATCCTGGCCTACAGCGGCCCGGACAAAGACCCGAAGAACATTTCCAACGCCCAGGACATGCAGGCGGTGCGGGTCGCCAATCCCTCTGGCATTCGCGAAATGCGATTCAACGGAGCGGACAATCCCACGGTGGGATTCCAGCAGATCATCGACAGCCTGTTTGATCGCCAAGCTGGGAACCTGCATGCGATGGCCGGACTCGGCCCCATGTCGAGCACCGCTTCGCAGGACAAGCTGATCCACGAAACAGTCGGCGGCGTGCTGCAACTGATGGGGCATGCCGTGCTGTCCTTCGTCGAGCAGATCGCCTCGAACGTCGGCTGGATGCTGTGGGTCGATCAGACCAAGCGGATTCAAGTCCAGGAAAAGATTCCTGGCATGGACGTGACTCTCGACGTGACTTGGACTCCCGAGGATCGCGAAGGCGATTTCTGGCAGTACAACTTCAACGTCGAGCCGTACTCGATGCCCTATCGTTCTCCGCAGGAGAAGCTGCAGAACGTCGATAACTTCATCGCCATGATGACGCCGCTGCTGCCTCTCATCGCGCAGCAGGAGGGCGGGGCGATCAACTTCCAGAAGTTGATTAACTACCGGGCGGAAATGCTCAACCAGCCCGAGTTCAAGGAACTGTGGACCTGGACCACGCCGATCCCGATGGACTCGGCTCCGCACGGCGCGATGCCCAGAGCCAACGGCGTAACTCGCCGCGAATACGTCAAGCAGTCTGCGCCCAATCCCCAGCAGCAACGCATGGACATGGCGCAGAAC